AGAGCAAGGGCAATGGCGGACGAGCCGGGCGGAGTACCAGCGCGGAATCATGGACGCCATTTGCGATCCCGCTCTTGAAATGACCGTGGTCATGTCCTCCGCCCAGGTGGGCAAATCCGAGATGCTCCTGAACGCGATCGGCTATTTCGTCGATTTCGACGCCTCGCCCATTCTCGTTCTCCAGCCTAACCTTGAGATGGCGGAAACGTTCAGCAAAGACCGCATCGCCCCGATGCTCCGCGACTCTCCAACACTACGAGGCCGCGTCAGAGACCCTCGCGCACGAGATGCGGGCAACACCACGCTCCACAAGCGATTCCCGGGCGGACACGTAACGCTCGCAGGAGCCAACGCCCCGGCCTCCCTGGCATCGCGCCCCATTCGCGTTCTCCTGATGGACGAAGTGGACCGCTACCCGGCCAGCGCCGGGACCGAGGGCGACCCGATGCGCCTTGCCATGAAGCGGACCAATAACTTTTGGAACCGGCGCGTCATGGCCGTTTCAACTCCGACCGTGAAAGGCTTCTCCAGGATCGAAAACGAATGGAGCCGATCCGACCGCCGCTTTTTCTTCATCCCGTGCCCGCATTGCGACGCCGAGCACGTTTTGAAGTGGGGGAATGTCGTTTGGCCGGAGGGCAAGCCGGACGACGCCGCGATGAAGTGCCCGGAATGCAATCTGACATTCAGCAACGCACAGAAAAACGCAGCCGTTTCCCGTGGCGTCTGGAAGGCGACCGCCCCTTTTTCCGGGGTCGCGGGCTTCCACGTTTGGGAAGCTTACTCTCCGTGGCGCACCCTGGCGGAAATCGTCCGCGACTTCCTCGCCAGCAAAGACGACCCCTCAACGCTCCAAGTTTGGGTCAACACATGCCTCGGGGAAACTTGGGAGGAAGCCGGGGACGCCGTGCAGGAGCACGACTTGATTTCTCGTTGCGAGGTTTTCCCCGCCGATGCCGACATTCCGCAACGCGGCCTTGTGCTCACCGCTGGCGTTGACACTCAGCCGGACCGTTTGGAGGTGGAGGTCGTAGCGTGGGCCGGGGGAGAAGAAAGCTGGTCGATTGATTATCACGTCATTTTCGGGGACCCCGACATTCCCGAGGGCGCAGCGGGCAGCCCGTGGAACGACCTCACCGACTACCTGAGGAAGCCGTGGCGACACGAAAGCGGCGGGCAACTCGTTATTGAGGCCGCGTGCATCGACTCCGGCGGACACAACACGCAAGCCGTCTATCAATACGCCAAGCGGCACCGCGGAGCCCGCGTGTTCGCCGTGAAAGGCAAGGGCGGGCCGGGCGTTCCCATCGTGGGCAACCCCTCCCGACGCCGCGCAGGCGCAAAGACAAAGCGCCCCGTGGACGTTTACATCGTGGGAGTTGACCAGGCCAAAAGCGTCATCATGAAGCGGCTCAAGCTGACCGCCCCCGGCCCCGGCTACTGTCACTTTCCGATGGGACGCGCCACGGACTATTTCAAACAGCTCACCGCCGAGAAGATGCTGACCAAGTTCGTGAAGGGCTTCCCGAGGCGCGAGTGGATCAAGGCCTCCGGGCAGCGAAACGAAGCGCTCGACTGCCGCGTCTACGCATTCGCCGCCTTGGTTCTTCGCGCCCCGCAGTTCGACAAAATCGCCTTCCGCGTGCAGCAGCGCGCACAAGCGGCACGCGCAAACCCGGAACCGCCAGCGCCCCCGCAGCAGCCCCAGGACGACGCGAGCAAACGCGCACAAGACGACCCGCCGCCCACGTTGTCAAATGACAGGAAACCGCCGCCCCGCAAACGGGCGCGAATTCCTTTCATCTCTCAATGGTAACGATCAGCGCGGGCGAAACTCTCCAACTTACACAAGCCGCAGCGCCCGGGGCCGTTGTGACGTTCCTATTTGCCGGGCCTTCCTCGCAGACGGTCGCGGCGACCGAGGGCGCATCCGGGGAGTTCTCAATCGCAGCCAACACCACCGCTTGGGACGCCGGGGAATACCGCTTTGAAGTCCGCGAAGTGCTCGCGGGCCTTACCTCCATCGTGGCGCGCCAGCGCCTTCGCGTGCTCCCGTCCGCGTCCAGCATCGCCCCGGGGGCGGACGTTCGAAGCGATGCAGCGAAAGCCGTGGCGAACATCACCGCCATGCTTTCCGGCAGCGCCACGCTTGAGGCGCGCCGCTACAGAATCAACAACCGCGAGCTTGAGCGTTACACCATCAAAGAGCTTCAGGACCTCCTCGCCTTCTGGCGTCGAGAACTCGCCCGAGAGGACCGCGTGGGGGCTGGAATCAACGGCCTCGGGCCTCGCATCGCCGTGAGCGTGTAACCTATGGGCCTCTTCGACTTCCTCCGCAGCGCGCCCAAAAAAGCGCAACGTCCCGCGCCCTCCGTCCAGATTCGCAGCATTGCCCAGGCAGCGCAAACGGGGCGCTTGGAAAGTTCTTGGGGCGTCACCCCGACCACCGCCGACGCTCAGATTTACCAGGAGTGGACGGCCTACGTTGCGCGCTCGCGCAAGGCAGCCGAGGACTACGACCACTTTCGCAAATTCGCGCAGCTTGTCAGAGACAACGTGGCCGGGCCCTCCGGTTTCTCCCTCGCCGCGCAAATCCGCGACCCGGGCGGCACGATGGATATTCTGGCAAGCGGAGCGATTGAAGCGGCGTTCGAGCAGTTCAGCCAGAAAGGCAACTTCGACGCCAGCGGCACCCTCTCGCGCTCCGACGCCGAGCGCCTTGCTATTTCAACGTGGGCGACAGACGGCGAAGTTCTCGCCGTCGCAAAATACGGCCCGCAATACGCCCACGGCATCGCTTTTCAGTTCATTGACCCGGTTCGCCTCGATCCCACGCACTACGAGAAGACCACGAGCGGAACCATGATCCGCCACGGGATCGAAATGGACGAGGACAACCGCCCGCTTGCCTACTATTTCCGCGACTACGACGAGCGCCAAGTCGGCTACGTGTCGCACTCCGGCATCAAATACGTCCGCGTCCCCGCAAAGGATGTCATTCATTGGTTTCTTCCCGAGAAGGTCGGGCAGAAGCGCGGCCTCCCACCGGGGCGAACGGCTCTTTGGCGCATGCGCATGCTCTCGGGCTTCGAGGACGCAGCCGTCACCAACGCCCGAATTGGAGCCGCGAAAATGGGGTTCTTTAAAAACCCGGACGCCTCCGAGGAGGAAGACCCGCTCAACATGGACGCCGAGCCGGGCGTTTTCGAGGACATCGGCAACCGCGATTTCGTGGACTGGACCCCGCAATTCCCGGAGCAGACCATCGAGCCCTTTATCAAGTCGATGGTCCGCAGCTTGGGGGCCGGTCTCAACGTGTCCTACCACAACCTTGCGAACGACCTAACGAGCGTCAATTTCTCCAGCATCCGACAGGGCGCGCTGGACGAGCGCGAAGTGTGGAAGGGCTTGCAAACGTCCTTTTGCAAGGGCGTTGTGGTCCCGATGTTCGAGCGCTGGCTTGAAATGGCGCTCCTTCGCCAGATCATCACGATCAACGGGAAGCCGCTCCGCTTCGAGCGCCTCGAAAAATACAAGGCCGTATCGTTCACCGGGAGGCGCTGGCCGTGGATCGACCCGGCAAGCGAGCAAAGCGCCAACGAGCGCGCCGTGTCGCAGGGGTTCAAGAGCCGTTCCGAGGTCATCCGCGAAACCTCCAACCGTGACCCAGAAGACGTGTGGGACGAGATCGAGCGCGAAAACCGCGAGCTCCAAAAGCGCCGAATCATTCCGCTGGTGCCCGCAGGCTCCGCCCCTCCCGCGCCCGCGCCCGCTCCCGAGCCGTGACGAGCAAACGCGCACAAGACCGACCGAGCGCGGGCGCATAAATTCGCCGCAATGTCCGTCCTCAACAAATTCCTCGCGGAGCCCATGCGGCGCGTCTTGAGCGTTGCAAGCGTGGACTCCGCAGCGCGAACCGTTGAACTTGCGTTCTCCTCCGACGTTGAGTTGGAACGCTGGCCCGGAGTCGCGGAAAAACTTTCACACGCCCCGGGAGCTTGCGACCTCTCGCGCCTCAACGACCGGGCGAACCTCCTTTTCAACCACGACCCGGACGCAGTGCTGGGCGTGGTGGAATCTGCCAGAATCGACGCCGATGGATTTGGCCGAGCCGTGGTCCGGTTTGGAAAATCCGAAGACGCCGAGGAGGCATGGCAAGACGTACAAGACGGCATCCTGACGAAAGTCTCCGTCGGCTATCGCATAACCGAGGTGAAGCTTTTGCAGGAAAGCGAAAGCGGCCCGGACGTGTACGAAGTCCGCAACTGGCAACCCTACGAAATCAGCCTGGTCACCATCCCCGCCGATCCGAGCGTGGGAGTGGGCCGCAACCTCCAAACCCAAAACTTTATGAGCGAACAACACGCCCAAAACACGCCCGCGCAGCCCGCGCCCGCCGTGGCTCCGGTCGAGCCCAAAATCTCCATTGAAGCCGAGCGCAGCGCCGGACGCCAAGCCGAACAGGACCGCGTGAAGTCGATCCTGGCCGCTGGCAAGCAATACGGCATGAACGACGCCGCATTGCGCGCCATCGAAGAAGGCCGATCGATCGACCAAGCCCGCGAGCTTTTCCTTGAGGAAATGAACAAGCGGAACAGCCGCGTGGCAGACGGTGCGAAACCCATCGGCCTGAGCGAAAAGGAAGCCCGGAGCTTCTCTTTCGTGCGCCTCCTTCGCGCACTCACCGACCCGACCGACCGCAGCGCGCAAAACGCCGCCGCCTTCGAGCTGGAAGCGTGCAGCGCCGCAGCCGAGCGCGTGAATCACCGCGAGATCAAGGGACTGATGATTCCGAGCGACGTTCTAATCCAGCCCCTCACCGGCGAGCGCGGAACGAACACCATCTCCATCGCCTCCGGCGCAGGCTACACCGGCACGGCTGGGAACACCGTGCAGACCACGCTTCTTGCGTCGAGCTTCATCGACTTCTTGCGGAATCGCACCGTGCTGATGCAGCTCGGGACCGAGCTGGGCGGACTTGTCGGAAATTTCGACATGCCTCGGCAGACGACCGGCTCCGCAGGCTATTGGATCGGGGAAGACGGGGACGCCACGAAAAACGACGTGGACTTCGGCCTTGTTTCGCTTCGGCCCAAAACCGTCGCAAACTATTCCGAGATCACGCGTAAGACCCTCACGCAGTCCAGCCTCTCCGTTGAGGCGCTCGTGCGTGCGGACCTTGCGCGAGGCATTTCGCAGGCAATCGACCTCGCCGGCTTCTATGGCGACGGCCTGAGCAACGCCCCTGTCGGCATCAAAAACACCGCAGGCGTAAACACCGTGACCTTTACCACCGCAGCCAAGCCGACTTTTGCCGAGCTGGTGCAGATGGAAACCGAGATTGCCTTGGACAACGCCGACGTCTCCGCGATGGCCTACGTGGGCAACGCTGGCTTCCGTGGCTACGCGAAAACCACGCGCCGCTTGAGCACGAGCACGGATTCCCTGGCACTCTGGGAGCCCGGGAACACCGTCAACGGCTACCGCACCGAGATCACCAACCAGATCACAGCCGGGCACGTTTTCTTCGGAAACTTTGCCGACTTCATCCTCGGCCTGTGGGGTGGTCTGGAATTGACCGTCGATCCCTACAGCGGGTCCACCAAAGGCCGC